CGATTTCGAGGATCGCGCTGCCGGCGGTCTGCGACTCGATGCGGTCGATCAGGCGCTGAGCACGGGCCTGGCCGGCGGTCAGGAGCTTGCGGGTGGCGAGTTGGGTGGGGGTGGGCATTACGCGGCTCCCATCTCGCGCGCCGCGTTCATGGCCCTGATGGACTCGGCCTGCGCTTTCGTTTGGCCGAAGTACGGGTGACCCGTGGGGCCGTCCGCCTGCCAGTCGTTGATGCCGACCTCGATCTGCTGCTCGAGGTTCATGTCCGAGAACGACGGGTTGCGGACTTCGTAGGCGGGCGTCTGGTTCATCTGGCTTCTCCTGTCGCGCCGCGGTGCGGCTGGTGGGCGAGTGAGGAGAAGTCTAAGCACATTAGACGGTACTGTCAAAGGAAATTCGACAGAGGATCAGCAGCCCCCTCACGCAGGCGTGAAAAAGCCCGCGCGCGGCGGGCTGTTGGGGCGGGCGAGTGGCCGAGCGCCGGGGTCTACAGCTCCTGCAGCAGCGCCTGCCGTCGCGCCCGGTACTCGTTCTCGGTGATGAGTTTGTCGCGCCACAGGGCCTCAAGGTCGCGTAGGCGCTGCGCAGCTGAAGCGGTAGGTGCGGCATTCGTCGACCTCGGACTTAGGGCTGCCGCCGCCTGCTTGGCCAGCGATTCGATCGCCATGATGAAGGCCATGCGTATCGGCGTGGTTGGGTACTGCATGGCCGAGTGCTGATAGCCCTCAGCGGAAAGCGGTGTGGACTTGTTGCCCTCGTCGAGCGCCGCCTTCACGGTGTAGCTGTAGCGGCTTGCGAAGCCCGCGGCCGTCAACTCGTGCCGCAGGGTTGTGGATTCCAGGTGCAGCGTCGCGCGCTGCTTGCCATCGCCGACAGGGAAGCTGGCCCGCCACGCTTCGCCAGTCATCCAAGGGTGCCGCGGCGTGTCGAACATGAGGACCGGCTCGATGCGGTTCTCGATGCCCGGCGCCAGAGCCACTTCTGAGGCGATGGGCTGCACCGGGATCGGATCGCGGGGGTCCAGCAGCGACTGAGGCGGCGAAGTGCACCCCGACAAATGCGCCGCGGTGAAGGCTGCCAGCAAGGTCATTCGCATCGACATCTCCCTACGCGCCGAGCGCGTGTGCAGTTTTCCGCTCGCTCATGACATGAGCCAGTTGAAGCTCATTCTGTGGGCGCAATGCGGCGCTGACCGCCGCACCACCGGAGAGCTTCGATGATCGAAAACGAAACATGGGCGTTGGGCAGCGCCATGGCCAAAATCGTGCGCTGGGCGGGCTCGACCATGGTGCACGTCGACGGGGTCGTCACGGCCCAGGCGTACGAGGCGCTGCACCTGCGGCTGTCGCGCGAGCGCGCCGCGCAGCAGGTGTTCGTGATGCTGGACTGGGAGGCGCTGCTGGCGGCCACGAACCGTAGTGCCGTCGAGGCTGCCGTGCGCGGCGCTGCAGCCGTGCGGCCGCAGGCCAAGGTGTCCTTCCTGGTGCCGGCGGCGCGCCTGCGGTGGGCGCAACGGCACTGTGAGCTCATGTCCGAACACGGGATTTCTTGCTCGGCGAAGTCGCTGCCGGCGCAGGTGCGCCAGTTGGAGAGGCAGTCTCTGGCGGCTTAGGGAAGTCTCGATACCGATCACCCCGCGAGCTTGTCAGCACGACAGGCTCCGCCGGCGGGCGCGGCAGCGAGGGTAGTTCGAGGAACGCCCGAACTGCGTTCTCCGCTCGACGCAACGAGTCCGCATCCAGCTTTCGCAGAGCGGCCGTCACTTCGGCCGTCAGCGGGTCTCTGATCGGCGAGTCAGGTTCGTCACCCCAGAGCAGCCGGTCGGCGCTCACCTGGTACAGCCGGCACAGCGCCTTCAGCCGCAAGGCGTCTGGCAAGCCGCCGCCGGCCTCCCACGCGTAGACCGTCTTCACGCTCAGGTCGAAGTGCTTGGCGATGGCTTGCGCATCCTGACGCGCAGCCTCGCGCGCGGCGCGCAAGCGCGCGCCGAACTGCCTTCGCTGTTCCCCCACATCTCCCATGCCCGCAGCGTGCACGAGTGCCGCCGCTGCGGTCGAATCTAGTTTGACGATGTAGTCAAATGTCATTAGACTAGCCGGCATGGATGACCTCTCGCCCGCCAAGCTCGCCCTCTTCAAGGCTGCCACCGTGCTTGGCGGACAGGCAGCGCTGGCCAAGGTGCTCGGGTACTCCGACCGCCGAAACGTGACGCCATGGTTCACGACCGAACGGCCGTTCCCGGCTGAGCACTGCCCGGTGATCGAGCGCGAAACCCGCGCACGGAACGACGTGGTGACCTGCGAAGAGCTGCGCCCCGACGTTCCGTGGGATGTGGTGCGCCTGCAGGCATTGCCGCCCGACACGCTCCCAAACCAGCAGGAGGCCAGCAATGCTCCGGTCTGACGCCCCGGCCGTGGCCCCGCGCCACCCGCGCCCCGACTTCATCGAGACCATCCCCGGATACCTCGTCGCCGAGTCCGACGAGTACCCCGACGACGTGATCGACCTCGCGAGCGAGATCCGCGAGGCCGAGGAGCGTCTGTCGTGATCGGCCGGCTGCTGGGCTACGTCCGCTGCTGGTTCGGTGCGGCGCCCGACGTGCAGTGCACGCCGCCGGTGAATTGCCGGGCGGGTGACCTCGCGCGCGTCGTCGCGTACCCGGCCTGCGACGAGGCCGACCGGCGCATGCCCGGCTGCATCGTGCGCGTCACCGACTACTTCCCGCATCCGACGCGCGGCTGGGCGATGTGGCATCTGGAGTCGCCACTGCTGATCCCCGTGGCCGACGGCGCGCAGATCGTGGTCGCCATCGCGGACTCGGTCCTTCGCCCGATCCGCGACCCGGGCGACGACGCCGTGGACGAGATGCTGGCGCTGGTTGGGCCGGCGCCTGCAGTCACGCAGCAGCCGACGCGCGAGGAGGCCTGAATGCTGGCCATCCGCTTCTGGTCCGCGGCCGCCGGCTTCCAGGTCGCACTGGCCGCTTCCAGCGCCGCGCGCGGATACGCGTGGACCGCAGCCTTCTGCCTCATCAGCGCCGGACTGGCCTGGAGCGCGGCCAGCCGCCGGCTCCGGAAGGCGTGACCCATGCCCCAGAAGCAGCCCACATCGCCGCCGCCCGGCAGCAGTCGTCCCAGACCCGTGCCGCGCGCACACCAACAGGAGGAACGCATGCCGTTCAAGTTCGAACTGAAGCAGGTCGTCGTGATCGAGGAAAGCGGCGAGAGCGGAACGGTGCAGGGCCGCGGTGAGTACGTGGCGTCGGAGAACCAGTACTTCGTTCGCTACAAGGCTGCCGATGGGCGCGCCACCGAGCAGTGGTGGCCGGAGTCTGCGCTGCAGGGCGGGCATGCCGTGGTGCGTCTGAACTACGAGCCGGCCTGACCTATGCCCGCCCCCATCGCCTGCTACGGCGAGCACTGCCAGAAGCGCGGCCGCTGCGTCGCGTATCAGCGCGTCGAGGAGCAAGGGCAGGAGCGGTTCGTTCTGACCTGCCGCACACCTGAGGGGACGTTCCCGCTGTTCCAGGCCATCGAGCCGCGCCGGCGGACTGATGCATCGCCCGTCGATGGCGAAGGAAGCGAGATCGACTGATGAACCTTTGCCGGCGCGCTTGTCTCATGGCCGCCTGTGCGGCTCAGATCCCCATCACCGCGATGGGTGGTCACGACGAGCGCGCCGCCAAGAGCTTTCCTAACCAGCATTTGATGGGGATCAAGATGCAACAGACACTGATGGCGCCACCGCGTCTACATGGCCGCGTCCGCTCGCCAGCGACCGCGGCACTCATTGAGCTTGTACGCCGACCGGATGGCGCGACGCCGACCGATGCCATCCCGGTTCTCAGGCGCCACGGCCTCACTGCGGATCTGAACTTCGGCGCCGAACGGCTGCGCAAGCTGGTGCTGGCAGGCCATGCGGTCCGGCACGTGTCGCCGAATGGGCGCGTGCGGTACTTCAGGGACGACGCGGCAGTGCAGGCCTGGCTTGCGCGGGCTGGATCGTCGGCGCCTTCGGTCGCTACTGCTGGCGGCGCGGACGCCGAGGGCTTCAGTGCGCAGTGGATGCGGTTGCGGGGGCTGTCGGCGTGAGCGACTACACCTCATACATCGCGCGCAAGCTGACGCGCGTGCCGCCTACCGGCATCGCCAGTGGCTTCTCCCTGCCTGGCGAGATGTTCCCGCACCAATCGGCGCTGACCGCATGGGCGCTGCGCCGCGGGCGCGCGGCGATCTTCGCGGACACCGGCTTAGGCAAGATGCGGATGGAGCTCGCATATGCGGCGGCTGTTCACCGCTACACCAAGCGGCCGATCATGATCCATACGCCGCTCGCAGTGGCGCCGCAGCTGGCGGCCGAGGCCGCGCGTGTTGGCATCGTCGCGAAGGTCTGCCGCGAGCCGGCCGACCTGATCGACGGCATCAACATCTCGAACTACGAGCGCCGCCACAAATTCGACACGTCGATTTTTGGCGGCGTCGTGCTGGACGAGTCGGGATGCATCAAGCACCACGACACACGCACATTCCAAGACCTGACCGCGGCCTACGCTGACACGCCGTTCAAGCTGCCAGCGACCGCAACGCCGGCCCCGAATGACTGGACCGAGCTGGGCACGCACGCCGAGTTCCTGGGCATCTGCACGCGCCAGGAGATGCTGGCCGAGTTCTTCTGTCACGACGGCGGCGACACGAGCGTCTGGCGCCTGAAGGGGCACGCGCGCGAACTGTTTTGGCGCTGGGTTGCTACCTGGGGCGCGATGGTGCGTCGGCCGTCCGACCTTGGCTTCGAGGATGCTGCGTACGCCCTGCCGCCGCTGTACCTGCACCAGCATCAGGTCGATTTCGAGATGCCGCTGAACGGCATGCTGTTCGCGGCCGAGGCTCAAAGCTTGAGCGAACGGCGGGAAGCTCGGCGGGCCTCGATGGCTGATCGGATATCTGAGTGTGTCGCACGAGTCTTTGGAGATTGGAACGTCGATGACCTGGAAGCCGCAATACGAAGAGAACAGGAGGGCGCGAGAAGCCGCGAACCCGGAGTTACGAGCGAAGCGTATTGCGTCAGCGCTGGCCAGTCAGCAGAAGGACCCGGAAGCGAGGAAGGCCTACATGGCGGCCTACTACAAAGCGAACCCGGAGAAATTCCCTCTGCGAACACCGGAGCAGTGCGCGAGGTACAACGAACAGCGGCGCAAAAAGTACGCGGAAAACGCGGAATGGCGCGAGTCGCACAAAGCGACAGTGAGGGATTGGCACGCCAAGAATCCTCACCTGAAGAAGGCGCAACACCTCCGCAAGTACGGCCTTACGCCGGAGCAGCATGCAGCGATGCTGGCGGAGCAGAACGGGGTCTGCGCAATCTGCAAGACAGCCCCGGCTGGTGTGAAGATGTTTCCGATGATCGACCACTGCCACACGACCGGCAAAGTGCGCGGGATTCTTTGCTCGCACTGCAACATGGGGATCGGCAAGTTCAGAGACAGCCCGGAATTACTCAAGGCGGCAATCGACTACCTCTTGAGCCGTGGATCATCTGGGTCGAGTTAAACGCCGAGCAGGACGCGCTCGAAAAGGCGTTTGGCTCGCTCGCATTCTCTGTCCGAGGATCGCAGACCACAGACGAGAAAGAGCAAAACTTGGAACGCTGGTTGGCCGGAGAGCGCCCCGTCATGATCAGCAAGATCTCGATGCTTGGCTATGGCATCAACATGCAGTTGTGCCACAACGTCGCATTCATCGGGGTCACTGACTCTTTCGAGAGCTACTACCAAGCCGTGCGTAGATGCTGGCGCTTCGGCCAGACCCGCGACGTGCACGTCCACATCTTCGCCAGCAAGGCCGAGGGCGCCGTCGTCGCGAACCTGAAGCGCAAAGAGCGCGAGGCCGGCGAGATGGCCGCGAGCCTGAGCGCCGAAACGCGGGATGCCGTGATGGCCGAAGTGACCGGCCTGACGCGGCAGACCAACTCCCACAACAACGGCCAGCGCGTGATCGTGCCGGCCTTTCTGGACGCAGCATGAACTGCATCGAACAGGTCGTGACCGACCGCTATGCGCTGTACCACGGCGACTGCGTTGAAGTGCTCCGCGGGCTGCCGGAGCAGTCCATCGGCTACAGCATCTTCAGCCCGCCGTTCGCGAGCCTCTACACCTACAGCAACTCGCCGCGCGACATGGGCAACGTGCGCAACGACGCTGAATTCTTCGCGCACTTCGACTTCCTGATCGCTGAGCTGCGCCGCGTGATGAAGCCGGGGCGCAACGTGTCGTTCCACTGCATGGACATGCCCAGCAGCAAGGAGCGCGATGGCGTCATCGGGCTGAAGGACTTCCCGGGCGACCTGATCCGGGCCTTCCAGCGGCACGGTTTCATCTTCCACAGCCGCGTGGTGATCTGGAAAGACCCGGTGACCGCGATGCAACGCACGAAGGCCCTGGGCCTGCTGCACAAGTCGGTTCGCGAGAACTCGGCGATGTGCCGGCAGGGCATCGCGGACTACCTGATCACCATGCGCGCGCCCGGCGAGTGCGAGCGGGTCACGCACGGCGCCGAGTACCCGGTGGACCTTTGGCAGCGCGTCGCCTCGCCGGTCTGGATGGACATCAACCCGTCCGACACCCTGCAGTACATGAGCGCGCGCGAGCACGACGACGAGCGCCACATTGCGCCGCTGCAACTGGAGGTGATCCGCCGCGGCGTGATGCTGTGGACGAACCCCGGCGACATCGTGCTCAGTCCGTTCGGCGGCATCGGCAGCGAGCCCTACTGCGCCGTCGAGATGGGGCGCAAGG